AGTTCTTTATATTCCCCCGCTGGGTGGCTAAATTGGCCTGAATTAGTAGAAGAATTTCTAAGGTCAAAAGATGACGCGCCTTTATTTAAGACCTTTGTTAATACTCGTTTAGCTGAAACATTTGACGAAAGCTATCAATCACAATTATCAGCCGAGGCGCTATTAGAACGTTGTGAAAAATATATGCCCGGAACTATCCCTGAAGATGTTTTGTTTCTTGTAATGGGGGTAGATATTCAAGGAGGAGGGGGAACAAAAGACGAACGGATTGAAGTTAGTACGTGGGGGATAGCTCCAGACGAAAATATGTATTTAATTCAGCATGACGTTATTTATGGCGATCCAAATCAAGGGACAGTATGGGAGGGGTTAGATATATTACTGACGAATGAATATGAACATCCAAACGGCGGTAAGCTAAAAGCCGAATGTTGTGCGATAGATACAGGTGGAATGGCAACCCAATCTGTTTATAACTATTGCCGTCAACGTCAAGGGCTAGGGGTTATTGGAATTAAAGGCAGTAGCCAATCAGGAAAGCCAGCAATAGGGCGCGGTTCACGGGTTGATCTTAATTACAGGGGCAGGGCAATTAAAAAAGGTGTTGTTGTTTATATGGTTGGTAGTGACACAATTAAAGATGTTTTATTTGCTCGTTTAAAATTCAATAATAAGCTTCATTTCCACGCACAAACTACAGAAGAATGGTTCAAACAATTTACAGGTGAAAGACGGGTATTAAAGAAAAACGGGAGGGGTACGGAATATGTTCAAAAGAAAAATCAAAATGTTGAGGCTCTTGATTGCGCCGTATATGCCTACGCTGCATTGAATCATTTATATCAACGCTTTCCTCGCGGTAAAATCTACGAAATCTTTACTAATAGACTTTTAAAATCGGTTAATTCAGATAAAAACAACTTAAAAGACGCTAAAGTTAATACGTCTGCGAAGCGTAATTATGTCAATTCTTGGTGATGTCCTATGACGTGGGTTTCATCTTTCCCGCCTGTAGTAACAGCAGGCACAACCGTTAACTGGGAAGACGGATCGGCAACAGTAGGTTTTGATGTCGATGCAACCTCGGCTGATTGGACACTTACCTACTATTTGAGAACTAATACGGCCTCTGAAGGCGCTACATCAGTCGGTAGTGCGTATAACAATGGTTGGCGCTTTACCGTTGCATCCTCTGTTACAACTAACTTTGATAAGGGTAATTGGATTTGGGCGGCGGTTATTAGTAAGGGGTCAGAAAGTTATCAACTGGCAACGGGTGAATTTAAAGTTAAAGAATCTTTGGTCTATACAGGCACACCCGCCGCGCTAGATAACAGGTCAACCAACGAAATCGACAGAGATAACATCAAAGCCGCGTTAAGAAAATTTAATGATGGCGCACAAGAATATTCAGTCGGTGGGCGCACCTATAAAAGGGTTGATATTGAAAAACTACATATTGAATTAAATCGGATTAATCAAGAAATATTTAGAGAGAATGACGCGGAGAAAATAAAGCAGGGATTAGGTAGCGGTAAAAGAGTATTCGTTCGCTTTGGTTCTTAACAATGGGATTTTTTAATCAAGCTATTTCAGACGTTTTTAAATCTGAACCAGAGGCAAAGGTTACGACCATGCCAAAGAAAAGGCGTAATTATCAGGGGGCAAATTCAACCCGATATAACTACGGTTGGATGGCGGCAACAACTAGCGCCGATAATGAGATTAAAGGAAGTATTAGCAAGCTAACGGCAAGGGCTAGAGAATCTTGTCGAAACAATCCTTATTGCCGTCAAGGACAAAGAAGTTTCGCTTTAAATGTTGTTGGGCAAGGTACAAGGATGCAAGCCCAGACAAGGAAACAAAGGGGCGGCAAGTTAGATAAAAAGATAAATGATGCTATCGAAATGAAGTGGAAACAATGGGGGAGATACGATTCAGTTTCAGCTAATGGGCGTGATTGTTTCGCGGATATAGAACTAATTATTGCTAAACAATTATTTGAAGCTGGTGAAATATTTGTTCGGTTAATTAAGAAACCTTTTGGGCGTTCATCTATTCCTCTTGCTTTGGAATTGCTAGAGCCTGAACAGTTAGATAACGATTACAACGGCGGTACTAGAAGTAAAAACAATACATGGCGTTTAGGAATTGAAAGGGACGGATTTAATAGACCTGTTCGTTATGCGTTCTTTAAGAAACATCCCGGCGACACCCCTTTCCCTGTTCCTGTTAATACAAAACAACATATGTTAATTAACGCGGATGAAATAATTCATCTGTTTGTTACTGATAGAGCTAGTCAAACAAGGGGTATATCAATGCTTGCGCCTGCATTAGAAGCAATGCACCAATTAGATGGCTATCAACACAGTCAATTAATTCGCAGCCGTGCCAGTAGTGCGTTAATGGGTTTTATTTCTACTAATTCTGATGATGGGTTAGTCGGTGATGACGTTTACGAAAATGAACGTGTATCAGATATGGAACCCGGAAAATTTGTTTACCTAAATCCAAATGAGCGCGTTGATATTCCTAATTTAGATGCACCTAACAACGAATTTGAACCATTTAACCGCATAATTTTGCGTTCGTTAGCTAGCGGATGTGGGGTCAGTTATGAATCAGTTAGTAAAGATTTTAGTCAGACGAATTACAGCTCATCACGTTTAAGCCTGTTAGAGGATAGGGATCATTACAAGATGATTCAGAAATATTTAGAAGAAAGATTCTTACAACCATTGTTTGATTTATGGCTAGATCTTGCGGTGTTAAGTGGCAACCTAGACCTAACTGGGTACGACTTAGACCCTGACAAATATAGGCGTGTTCGTTGGTTATTTAGAGGTTGGGCATGGGTTGACCCACAAAAGGAGGTAAACGCTTCTGTTATCGCTATTAAAGCAGGGTTAAAAACTCAATCGCAAGTGATCAGCGAAATGGGGGGAGATATAGAGGAACTATTACCAGCTAGAAAAAATGAAGTAGAACAAGCCGAGCAACTAGGGTTATTTTTTGACACAATTTTGACCGATACGTCTAAACAGCAAACAGGTACTAATATAGAAAGCAATGATACCGACACCAATGGAAAAGAAACGTGATTTAGAAAATCAAATTCAACACAGATCAGAATCAGTAGAGTTTGAAGTCAGCGAAGACAAAAGAACGTTAAGTTTTCCCTTTAGTTCAGAAGAGCCTGTAAACCGTGGTGTTTTAGGTAATGAAATATTGGATCACGGCAAGGATTCAATTAACTTTGAACGTTTAAATTCATCAGCTCCTTTATTGCTAAATCATCAGCCTGACCAAATTATTTGAGTAGTGGAAAGGGGTTGGCTAGACGATAAAAAGAAACGCGGAATGGTTGAGGTTAGGTTTGCAAATAACGCATTAGGTAAAGAAACCTTAGAAATGGTTAACGATGGAATACTTAGAAACGTGTCAGTAGGTTATTCAATAGAAAACACACAGGAAGAAAAAAATCGCGACGGTTATTTTAGGGCTACTGGGTGGACTCCCGCGGAGGTATCTGTTGTTAGTATCCCTGCCGATTTCAAAGGCGCGGGAATAGGAAGAGCGAAAGAAGTTGAAAAAACCGACGTTACTATGTCTACACAGCAAGAATCTAGTAATATGGAAACACAGCGTAATAACGCCGTTGCGTCTTCTGACGCGCCACAAAGTAAACCTTCAGAAAAAACTGAAATGACTAGCACACCCGATTTAAGCGTGGTGCGTGAGGAAGCCTCTAAAAAGGCGGCTTCTGATGAGCGCAACCGTATCAGAGAAATTTCCGTTGTATGCGAAAGGCATCAATTAGGCGATGAGTTAAAAGAAACTCTTATTACCGAGGGAACTTCAATCGAAGAAACAAGAAAGATCGCTTTAGACAAGATTCAGTCAAAGCCCATCGAAACAGTTTCACAAATTGAGACTGAGGATTTAGATAAGGGTAATTATTCTATTACCGCTGGAATGAGAGCCGCCTTAACAGGTGACTGGACATCTAGAGATGCTGGTTTTGTACGTGAACTTTCACAAGAGGTTGAGCGTTCAGGAGTCAAGAAAACATCTGAAAGAAGTTTCCTAATTCCATACGCAGCGCTACAAAAAAGAGCTACTTACGTTACCTCTGGCGCAACAACAGGCGGCAACTTAGTTGAAACAGAACTAAGAGCTGAAGATTTCATCGAGAGTTTGAAAAATAACACTTTGATGATCGGCATGGGTGTTAGAACACTTCCCGGCCTTGTTGGTGACGTTGCAATCCCTAGAAGATCAGGAAATTCAACAGGTTATTGGTTAAGTTCTGAAACTACAGCGATAACACAATCAGAATCAACTTTTGATCAAATTTCGCTAAGTCCTAAGAACTACGGTGTACTTTCTAAGTATTCTCGTCAGACTCTTTTACAGGCAACACCCGGAATTGAAGAGTTAATCAGAAGTGATTTAACCTCAACTGTCAATCTTGGGGTAGACCTTGCAATTCTTAACGGCTCTGGTTCATCTGGACAGCCAACAGGAATCATGCAAACTTCTGGGATCGGTTCGGTTGCTGGTGGTACTAACGGCGCAGCAATTACCCTTGAGAACATCATCAAGCTAGAGGAAGAGGTTCTAGTTGATAACGCAGGCGGTGACAATATGGGTTATGTCACCAATGCAAAAGTTCTTTCAGCCCTTAAGCAATTAAGAGCTGGCGGTTCAGCAGCAGGCAACGGATCATTCCTTTGGAATACTGATCTTTCTGGTATTGGTCGCGGAGCTACACCGGGAGTCGTTAACGGCTATCGCGTCGGAGTTTCAAACCAAGTCCCATCAAACCTAACTAAGGGATCAACTAGCGGCGAATGTTCTGCTGTTCTCTTTGGTGATTACTCACAAGCTTTAGTTGGCTTCTGGGGATCAGGTATGGAACTAGCGGTTTCAGATTCAGACGGTTCTGATTTCACTAAGGCTTTGACATCAGTTAGAGCGATTACTACTCTTGATGTTGCTGTTAGACAGGCTTCTGCCTTCTCTGCAATTCTTGACGTTACAACTTAATGATTAGTGGGGGCTTAATCGCCCCCCTTTTTTCTTATGAAAATCAAAGCTATTAGAAACGTCGTTGCCAGCGGTCAAGCCTTAGAAAGTGGCGGCACTTATGACGTTAGTGATTCAGACGCGGCGTTATTAATTCGGATGGGTAAAGCAATTGAGGCAGTCGAAGCGCCTGCGTGTCCACCAACTCCACCAAAGCCTAAAAAGGCAAAAGTAATTTCAACAAATGGCGATAGCAACTGATTCACTAGACGCAATATTTTCTGATCTTGCGGTGACTTGTGTTGCTGGAGGTGTGACGGGAAAGGGGATATTAGATGAACCGACTTCGATAGTTGCAGGTGATCAGGTTTTATATGTCGATAGAGTTTTACATTGCAAGTCATCAGATTTTGGAACCCTCGTTGGAGGCGATTCGATCACAGTTGGCGGGGTGAGCTATAAAGTTCGTACTTGTGAAAAAGATATTGACGGTCTTACTTGTCAAATTTCACTAGAAAAGGTTTAAGCAATGGCATCTAAAAGGGAAGATATACTTTCGGCAATTAAGACGGCATTAGCTGGAACAACTGGGGTCAGTACAAGAATTTTTCGATCTAGGACTATTCCACTCGCGCAAAGAAGCCAGCTCCCTGCCCTCATTATCGAATGGTCTAACGATGATGCGTCACTTGAAACCTCGGCATCTTCAATATTTTGGTCATTAACTGTAACCGTTACGATTCTTTGTTCTGGAGATATACCCGATCAGGGCGTAGATGCAACGTTGCTTTCTATGCACTCAAAAATTTTAAATGATGTGACATTAGGGGGTGAATGTATGGACATAGCACCAACAAATCAAGCTTTTGAAACGATTGACGGTGATAGTCCTATTGGTGTAATGACTTGTTCTTATTTAGTCCGTTATCAAACAACAACTACAGATCTTTCAAGTTAATACGTCTAAATAGCGATAAGGCATTAATATAGTTGCATAGGTTCATGTTTGGTTATGGCTAAAAGTTACAGACTAAGGCAACTGCTTTATAAGATCGAATCAAGCTACGGAACAACGCCCACAATTTCGGGCAGTGATTATTTAGAGGTATTAGATCTTAATATCGAACCGATTGTTAGTGATGAGGCAGAACGCCAGATTATCAGCGGGTATTTCGGGAACTATCCTGTCGAGCTAGTTAATAAAAGAGCAAACGTTACTTTCAGTTGCTTCTTAAGTGGATCTGGAGCCGCTGGAACTGCGCCTCGTTATGGCGATTTACTCAAGGCCTGTAATATGACGCAGGCAATTGTAAGTTCTACATCTGTTACCTATTCACCTAATTCAAGTACAGCCGGAGATAGTGTTAGTTTTTATGTAAACTATAATGGAGTAAGACAGATTGTTAAAGGCAGTCGAGGAAGCTTTGATATTGAGATGACAGCAGGGGAATTGCCAAAAATTAACTTTACTTTTACTGGTACATTTAATACCCCGACAGATACGGCTTTACCAACTCCAACAAAATCAAATCAAGCAACGCCTGTAGCTTTTGGTAATTCAAATACAACAGGTTTTCAATTATTTAGTTATGCAGGTGCTTGTCAATCTTGGTCGTTCGATATGGCAAATGAAGTAATTTTTAGATCTTTGGTTGGGGCATCAGATACTATTCAAATCACAGATAGAAAACCAACAGGGACAGTTGTATTAGAAGCGGTTGCAATGAGCGCTAAAAACTTTATCGACGCTGCTAGTAATTCCGCGCAAGGAAATAACATTTTGATTCATGGAACGCAGGCAGGTAATAAGTGCCAAGTAAGTTGTCCCCAGACAGACTTAGGCGCGATCACCTATGAAGAGAGTGACATGGTTTGGATGCTTAACGCCCCTTATCGTGC